ATACCTGTTGGTTCTTCTCCCCATAGCTCGTAATCTGAATAAGCGCCACCTTGCGGGCGCTTTTGAAAACGGTCTATTATGCGTTGTCTGTAAGCGTCGGTACTTTCTGCATTGGCCCCTGTAATTGCTTGTGATGCTACAACGGTATCGCGAGATATATTAGAAAGCGGCGCAACAAATGATAAAGGGTCACCGGGTTGTAAGTTGCCAATGGCGCCTGAACCGTCGCCTCCAGCTTGATCCCCTGATGCTTTTACGCGAACTTGAACTATTGCTGAGTTTAAAAGCACTGAACCAACTGTTAAATACACAATTCCATTGGTTGGGCTTACTAATTGTTGACCAGACGGTATAGAGCCTGTTTGATTTTCTACGGTTACATTTATTATCAACTCGGCTGCTACTGCGTCGCCTGGATCGCCAACACCAATTAGCCTGCCCCATTCAACTAGTGGAATAACTGATCGGCCATTTATAGTTGTTGGTTTATCACTTGCCGTGTTTACAAACATTTGTAAAAAAATAAACCCGCCATATTTATATAGCAAGGCAAAAACGCCAGCTAAAGACTTAGCTAAAACGCGTAAAAATGATTTAGGCAATAAAGGAATAGTTTGATTTAACGATGATTCTAACTGCGCTATGATATTGTCGCTTATTTCTTTGGTTGTTGGTGTCATGCGCTGGCCTTCCAATTTTCAATAAAACTGATTTGGTCTTGATCTATTTGCATTTCTAACTTTACTTTATTTACACCGGGTATGCTAGCGTTAACAGTAACAGATGATGCAACGCCAGTATCTAAAAACCATTGTAAATCGCGCTTAGCTGCTTCTTCTATGCGCCTTAAATTAACACTTACTGCCGGTATTGACTCTAACAGTTTTTCAGTTTCGCTGTTGTATTTTCTGGCTGGTTGGTTTTCTTGAAGATTACCCCACCAGTCTGATCCGCCAAATAAAGATAAATATGCAGCGGTTTCTAACCCGCCTGACATAATAACAATGCCGCGCTCTATTTCTATTTCGCCGTTATCATCTGTTTGAAATAATTTAACGTCGCCTTGTTGCATTTTAAGTCCCTGGGTCTGGTGCTGGCACGTTGCCGTTATTGTGTTCGTGCGTACTTAGCGTTACATTTTGGTTGTCTGCGGTTATATCGTCTGCGTTTATGGTTCCTGCGGTTGTTATATTTCCGTCAACATCAATTGTTACGCCATTTACCACAAAATTACCGCCTGATTGCAATTCATAAGATCCGTTTTCGTTTTGGCCAATTATAGATCCGTCTGGGTCCATTTTAAAAGTGCTTTTAGGTGATAAAATAATAACCTCACCGGTGTTTTTTATCCACACTTCGGCTATTTCTGCGCCGTCTGCATCGCGTGCATATATGCGCTTTTCGCCTGCTTGTGCTTTTTGGCTGCTTTTTGTATCAATATAACCTATTGCTGTTTCTCTGCCTGTTCCGGTGTCTTTGCTTAATATAACCGTATCTTTTGGGAGTGGTTGTGAGTCGTCGCCAGGTGGTGCGCTGTGTTGCGCTGTAATATTTGCACCGCCGCCAGTGTCTACTTTTGCGTCTGACACTTTCGCCCCGTTTCGCTCCAGCGGTGTAAATGATAATAAGCGGGCTAGTCGTCCCATGGTAATGACTCCGGTATTTCACCACTAAATGATCCTGGCATAACTAGTGTAAGCGTGGCGTTTTCTTCACTGTCATTTTTAACAAACTGGACGTTACGCACAATAAAGCTGTATTCATTATAGATCATGGCATCGGGTGCAATCAATTTTATAGTTGTATTTGGTGCCCATAACTCACCAGATGGGGTGCGCCATGTTGCCACATCTGCGGTATAAACTACCATATTACCAAACATACGCCCTGCTTTTGCCTCTACTGCCTGCTTTACGTCACCTACTTTTGCGTCCTTTGCAGTAAATGTTAATGGGCGCGTAACACCTAATAGGCGTGGATTTTTAACAGTAAACTGAGAGCCTTCTGTTCCTAGAGCTATGGGGTGTATGCCAGTTATATGGCTATAATATTGTTGCGGTGTAAATGCGGGGGTTACACTAATCAAAGGCGACTCACCCTGCCTAAGTATTGCTACTGGGCTGCCTGCGGGGTTAGACTGTGCAAAAAGCAACGCACCTTTAGGGGTGCTTGATATTATAAAGTTTCTTTGTTGTGCCAATTCTATTAAAAAAGATAAAACTGGTTTTTCTGGTTCGCTTGCTACACGTTCAAATAACGCTCCCTGATCACCCTCTAATTGCACATCAATACCAAATGGGCCCGCCTGTGCTGCCGCTATATCTTTTAAACCTTGGTTGTTGTACTCGAGCGGAAATGCGCTTGCAGGTGCCGTGCAGTCACCAAGAACACCAGGCAGTGAGTAACACGACACGGCTATGGTTTTGCTTGCTGGATCTATAACCGGGTTTACGTCGATTAGCGTGCCTGTGAATAAAGGTTCTCCCCCTACGGTTATAACTACTTCTCGGAACGAATAAGGTCTAAATGTATTTTTAAACCCTGGTGCGTCTACATCAAAAGGGGCGCTAAACTCGACAACATCAACCGCGTCAATTGACCTAGTGATCACAATATCAGACCAATAGCGAAAACGCTGGCCATCAATAAGTAATGCCACTTCTTGTTCGTTGTTGGCTGCACCTCGTTGCTGTGTGTTTTTTGGCGCGGAAGGTATTACCGGCGTGTTAATTTCTAACCCTTCCGGCAGCGGTTGTGTTAATCCGGGGTTGGCCTGCGCAATGCGCTGCGCTTGAGTTTCTGTGCCGTATTGCTTGCGGGCAATACTTTCAAACGTATCACCCGTTGCAGTTTTATATGTAGTAGACAATTTCGCGACCCTCAGGTAGTTCTAATATCTCGTCTCCGCTTAGGTCGTTTGAGCTTATCAGGAAATCAAGCTGATCGTCTATGCTTCCGTAAAGCTCAGATGCAAGATCTATGATTGTACGCGCCCGATTTAGTGTTATTCGGCGCTCCTGTTTTAACGTGAACGATATTTCAACTAAAAAGCCGGCGGTTAGTGCAACTGCTTCTTGTAATTGCTGATAAGCCGCGCCTTGGTCTATTTCGTCTAAGTTTTCTAAATTGTTGTCTCGCCAATTTACCACCGTATCAAGTTGTGAAAGTACTTCTTGTGCGGCTTCTATTGCCTCTGTTTTAGTCGTGAATTGATTGTTTATTGTGCTAAGTACAGATCCAGTAACGTAAGACATTGCATAAAGGTCTTGTGTTCTAAATTGGTTTTTTGTGCTTGCCAAGTTTCCGCTAGTTATTGTTGCTGCTAATGTTTTATATGCATCAAGTCTAGCGCGTATATCGGTTAGTGCTCTTGATGGGGCCTGCACCATTATAGACGTTTGAAAGGCAAGCGTGAGCGGCTGCTTAACCAAAACATCAATACCCAAGTTAATTGAGTCTGTAATTGTTTTAAATTGCGCGTTAACGTTTTTCTGAGTGTTTCCTATTGACTGTAGGCCCGTTTGTGCGTTGTCTAGCAATGACAAATAATTATTTTTAAACTGTGCTGCAGGTACTGCGCCAGCCAAGTCGGTAACATCGCTAAACTCTTGCGCCGCTGCATTATTAAAGTTATTTACTGCTGATATTACCTCGCTGCCTGGATCTGATTGTGCCGTAGGGTAGGCTATATCGGTGGTGTCAAAAAAAGAAACCTCAACAATGGCTTGGTTTGCTTTGCTTGTTAAATTGTCGCGGCGGTTTATTGAACCAAAAGGTACTACATTTTGCGCCCCGTATGATGGGTGCTCTAATATCCCTGTGCCTTTTTCTAATAATATACGCTCAAATGCAGTTGCAGCTATGTCGTAATCTGGCCCTGAAAAAATGGCTAATACAGGATATTGCCTGCCCGCTGTTCCGTTGTCTTGTATGTATGTCCCGTTGGCGTCTGCAAAATTAAAAGCCGCTGTTTTCTTTTCTGATCTTCTGCTTACGTCTTCGTATTCAAATGTTATACGCTCACCGCTTGGCGCTGTATATGCCGCCTCTACTAATCTATCTCGCCAAGTCATATAAGCCTCTTTTGTTTGGTGCGCTAAAAACTACCTGAGCTAACAACGTTAAGTTTTATGCCTGGTGCTGGGCGCTTGTTGGTCATTTCTGCTCTGCCTGTTTGATCTTTTATTAATAGCTCTGCTGTGCTTGTTGTGCGGTTTTCTTCTATTGTTCTGGCTGTTCGTTCCTGCGGTGTTACTATTTGCCCGCGTTGTGCTTGTTGTGTTTGCTGCTGTTCTTCGTCACCAAAGCCAAAAAAGCTTTTTACGTCGTCTATTGGGTTTAAGTTTGAGACTTTGTCGGCAATGTCTTGCACGCCTTTAAACGCCGCTTTCATTATGTTTATGGTGTTGCTTATGTTGGCTGTTAAATTGTCCCAAAAGGTTAATAGCCATTCTGGGGCCATATCTTTTAAAAATCCTTTTATGTCGTCCCAATAATAAATAAGCGCGGCAATTCCTGCTGTTAATGCCGCAACACCTATTACAATAAGCCCTATTGGATTTAATGCCATTAACACGTTAACTATACCCATTACCGCTGTGAATGCGGTTAGCGTGGCGTTAAGCGCTAAAATACCTCCGATCAGGTATGCCACTGTTTTTCCGTGTTCTGCCATAAATGCGGTTACTGAGGCTATTGCGCTTCCTAAACTTATAACGGTTTCAACAATTCTTTGTAGCCTGCCTTCTTCGTTAAGCCATTGCCACGCTGCTTCGCCTCGTTTTTTAAGTTTTTCAAAAAATTCAAGTATTCTTGTTTTTATTAGATCTTTGTTTGCGCGTATGTATTCTGACATTTTAGCCAGCATTGGCACCATTTGACCACCTACCAGTCCTGCTATTTCTGATGCTAACGAAGAAATAATGCGGGTGGTTTTTCCTATTTCTTTAGAAAATGCAACTGCACCTTCGCGACCTTTGTCTGTGCGGGCGTTATATGCTTCTTGTGCTTTTAGCACTTCTTCGGTGGTTTTTCCT